GATCAAACATATCCTGCGATGCATAAGTGTGGTTGGTTGCAACCATACCAATATTATAACTGCCAAACATATTTACGCAGTTACGAACAAGTGCGGTCAGTGCTTTTGGTTTACGACCCATGTCACCTTTCAAATCACCTGCTTCGAACTGATTGATGTCTGTTGGAGTAAGCAACATGCCAAGACTATCAAGAACAAATAGAACTTTTGGACGAGACTCTTCGGGCATTGCCTTATAATGATCCATGAAATTAGTGATAGTTTTAGCAACGTCATCAATCATTGCCATGTTAAGTTTAAGTAGATGTTCTTCATCGGTCTTCACACCAAGTGCTTTAAGCCAATCTTCATCAAGCGCATTTTCAGTATCAATAAGAATAACATAAATTCCTTGATCCTGTGCGTTCTTTACAATATTGCCACTGCAAATATAACTCTTACCAGCACCACTTTCGCCAGCAAATACAGTCACTTTGCCAAGTGGAATGCCTTTTTTAAAATCACCACTGATGCGGTAATTTAATGTATAATTTCCTGTTGAAATCCAGTCTGTAGGATCATTATAACCAATGCTCATGCCTGGTATTGCTTTAGTTAAATCTTTACGAAATTTAGATATGTCAAATGGTTTAGCCATGATTTTTCCTATATTTTCTTTGCTATGAAGTTATAAACTATGTCAGATATTATAGAATGTCCTTCTTCTAGAGGATGATCTTCCTCCAGTGGTGCATCTCCAATCAACTCTTGATAACTTTTATCACTTATAAAGTTATCAAAATTAATGTGAGATATTAATTCTTTCATTAATTTATATTTTTTAAAAAAATGATCTTTGTGATGTTTTCTTGTCATATAATGTTCAAAATTAATTTTTTTACAAAAGATATCAAAATCAAGATTTTGATACAAATTTTCTGCAAAATTATCAAGAAGATACAATTTTGTATTATATTGATTGGCTAAACATTGCAAATTAATAATTCCATGTAAGAAAATTTCGTACTGGAATATTGGTTCAAAGTATGTTTCAAAATAATAATCATGATTATGACTATTAACCAATATCTGCTGTGTTTCAGTAAATTCTATATTATGACCAATTGTTGTTTTCCATTCTGGATTACCAGTTTCCATTCTTGACCATTTAGTTAAAAATACTATTGCCACATTTACATTTTTTAAAATAATGTTATTACTTGTTCTTCTAAAAATTCTACCATTGCTGGCACCAGACATTGAATCATCAACTATTGGTTTTTTTAATTTTTTTGAAAGTAAACGAGGCCAAGTTAGATGTTTTTTGGACAAATCCATAGAAAATGGCCAACCAGACGTCCAACTGTCCCCGTTTACGTATATCATTTTTTATTATTCTGCTGTTTTGCGACTGCGAATCATGTTAAGAATTTCAGCAGCCTTTGCGCTACCTTCGCCCTTTGGTGCAGTGCTTACAGGAGTAGATGCTGCTTGTGGTTCTTCATCCCACGGTGCAGTATCTTCTTTAACACTTGCAATTTGTGGACGTGCAGTAGGTGTGCTACGCGCAACTGGCATGTCATCTGCGTCAGCAGCATCGCCACGCAATCCTGCTGGCTTGTAATACTGACCCCAACGACTTTCATCATAGGTGGCACCATCAACAGATGCTTCAAACATCTCTTTGATGATTTTAAGTTCAGCATCACCTGGTTTCTTAGGCAAGAAACTCTTTAAATCAAACAGTCCAAATGCATCAATTGCTGCACGTTCTGATTGAGTGAGTGCTGATTCCTTACGTGCCCACTTGCTGGTAGCATAATCTGCATACTGACCCTTGCTAGTTTTAGTGATACTGAAATCCAACCCACGATCATAATCTGTTGGAATTTCTTCGATATCAGGGTCTTTCAATGCAGCAATGATCAAAGGATAAATGCTGGGGCTAATTACGAACCGACGAATTGGATTTTCGGGTACGCTGTCTTCTGCAAGTGGATTTTCACGAACAAATCCTTGGAAGATATAAGAACGTTTCTTCCAATACTTACGACCCATTTCTTCAAGGCTCTTGTCTTTGAACCAAGTACGAACCTCTGTGAGAATTGGGCATGTTTCATTATACATTTCCACGCATGGAACTTGAACAATAACAGGTTTGCTGCTGCTTTGACCCTTAACTCCGCTGAACGGAAGACGAATCATTGCACGTTCTACCCAGAAAAAGTCGTTCTTTGCATCTGCATCAGGCAAGAACCTGACACGGGCTGTTGCATTTTCTGGAATGTCCCAATGTGGATAAACTGCGTTATCACGACCGCCGCCGTTAGAACCGCTACTGCGGGTTTCTTGTTGTGCAAGTTTTGCACGGATTTCTGCCAATGAAGCCATAATGTTTTTCCTTTCTGTGCCAATATGTGCCATATACAATAGAATAATTTCTACTGCATATACCTATTTATACATCGTAAAGGAAAAGAATGCAATATTTTTTTATTGCGGTTGATTAATATAAACCGTATCGCCGTTGATTATTGGTCCAGTCAGTTGAATAGCATATTGTGTGCCATCTGGTGTTGGACCAATATTGACAGCATGATTGGGAAAGTTAGGACAAACCTGACTTAAAACTGCCCAACTCATGCTACCACTATCTGTATAAACTTGATTATTAGCCCAGTTTTGTAACCAGGCTAAATCATAAGTTGTATCACTCATTTAGATTTAATTCCAGCAACTGCTTGAAGCCAAGTTAAATCTGCACTTTCTTTCATCTTCTTCTTGTCAGCAAGTGCTTTCTTCATTGATTCTTCTTTGTCGCCATCCTTATCAAAGTCAAGATAATCGGGCTTTTCTTTTGCTTCTTCAACATTTTCATCAGTATATTTTACATCATTGTTTTGCATATACTCATCAGCAGTGCGAAGATAATCTACAGCCTTTGTAATTTTCAACTGAATCCATTCTGGTAGATTTTCATCATCGTCCAAAATTGATTGTAGTTCTTCAGCTGCTTCTTCACCAGTGCGAAGTTGTTGCTTTGCCATACGACCTTCTTGATCATATTCTGCCTTATCGTCGGCACTTGGTTCACCCATTGACTTCATGTCTTTGTGATCGCCCATTTCGTGCTCGTCACTTGACATTTCATTGTCTTCTTCTTGTGCGTAAACATAGTTTTCCATTAGAGGCAAACCTGCCAATCTACGCATTTCCATAACATCTTTACTCATTTTGGTTTCCTCTACTTTTTCTTCTTTGTCATCAAAACGCTTGTCATCTGCGTCCGAATCTTCGTGTTCTGGTTTGTCTGCTGGTCCACCTTCCTTAACTGGATAGGTTTTGCCATCTACTTTAAATTCTTTTTTACCAGCAGCTTTTGCAGCAGCCATTGCACCACTGAACTCATTGCCTTCATTTGGTTCTTCCGTTACTGCATCTTCATGCATACCAAGTTCATTCATAACTTGACCAACCATGATGCTCACATCACTGGTGCCAAGTTCTTCTGTGCCAGAATAACGCACTGCTACCTCATGAATAGCATCTAATACTGCATCAAGACCATGTGCACGTAATAGTTTATTTGCTGCACCGTTATTCATTAAACGATGACTAATTGCATCAGTAATATCTTCTACACTTGCGCCATGACTTTCTTCGCCCATGTTCATGATTTCTTCAGCAAATTGTTCGCTTTCAGTCTTTTTACCCTTAATCTTTTCAGGCTTGCGATTTACATCTTTGCGATATTGGCTTTCTAATTCTGGCTTTGCTTTAATAAGATTAAGTTCTTTAAGATACTTCATTGCTAAACCAATAGCAAGTTTCTTATCCTTATCATATTCTGGATCATCTTTGCGTTGACCAAATGCTTCACCTTCGCTGCTCATAAGGTCGCCCATAAGTGCTGCAAAGTTTGCTACATCATCGCCATCTGGTGATACAAGACGGTTAGCAATATCGCCAAGAATTGCAACAGCCATTGCTTTGGTATCTGTATAATTGCGGCTTGTCATCAACTTATCAAGACCTGGATCAGATTTGAGAACCAATTTATAATTCGGGTCTTTAATTTTGTTTTCAACGCTATTGCTTACTTCATCAAGTTTGTTCATTGTGTTTTCTCGTAGTTTTTTGTATGCACCAGCAGCACTTGCCAGATAGTTGTCTAAATTTTCATTGTATGTTTGTTGAGTAAACCATGCTTTCACTTCTGTAACATCATCTACCTGTTCACCAAGAAATTCAGCAAGTGCTGCCAAACTTTCATTAAATGAACGGCTATTATTGCTTAAACGATTAAGATGACGCTTTAAATTTTCTTTTACAGTTTGTGCTGCACGAATAACATTATTTGCTTCTGCTGCTTCAAATGTGCGGCTACGAGTAACACTTGCAAAACGACCCAGATTGCGCATTTCGCTTACTGCACGAGAGATAATTTGACCATTAGCATCATAGGGATTGCCACCACGACTCACATGGTTAGCCATTGCCTTTGCACCACTTACACTCTTAAATGGTAATAAAAACTTTTCACCACTTTCATTTACAAGGAAAATGCGGTCAACTTTTAACAAACGATTGTTTGGGTTTTCCATCATGCGTTCGTTGTGAACAACATGGATACGAACATTGTTTAGGTTGCCTTCGCTTACCTTGCCTTTGCGTTGCCAAAGCACACGGCTTTCTTCTAATGATTCTTTCATTGCTTTTTTCTCTGGGTTTGTTTTAGTAAGAAATTCATAATCTCTGCGACTTAATACATCTTTACTAATGTCGCGAACATCAAAGTTTAACATATGAGACTTTGCATAACGACGCAATTCACGCAAAAAACGATACCAGTAATCTTTATCTTCTGGTAACATGCGGTCTGTAATAGCTGTATCAAAAAATACTTTTAAACTATTGCCATCAACAAGACTGCAAGTTATTTTTCCATAATCACGATTACTTTCTTTATCATGATATGTAAAATTAAAAAAACGAGCAGCTTCTGGATCAATTGTTGGTGTGCTCATTTCGTCACCCATTGTTATTTTTGGGAAACGATTGCGCAGTTTATAAAACAGGTCAATTGATGCATTACTTAAGTCAGCCATAGAATTATTTATGCCTTATTGCATTAAAAAACAACAAAGGGCATAGGCGGAATTATGTCTTCTTTATCCATTGTTAAATTGTTGCTTATTCTACTATCATACATGCGCAGATGCAGTATCATGCGAACAGCCAATAGTGTTGCCATTACAAGGTCGTCTGTCTCACCAGTTTTACCTTGATAGCTGACACCGTGTGCAACAAATGTTTTTAACTCACTTATTAAGCTTTTGCTGCAAAGTTTAATTTTACCAGTTTCCATCCATAATTTAAACTTACTGCAAGCTGCAATTTTGCTCTTTGGTGTCGTGTTAAATCCTTTTCTCCAACGACGAGAACCAGCATTGCTTGGTTCACTTAAGAAACTGCCTGGTATATTTTCTTCACCAATGTCAGCAATTGCACTTAATGCTGCTTCACCAATGGTATTGTTCTCTACGCTATAATAGATATTGCCAGGCTCATTAGTAACTTCTTTGATATATCTACAAATTTCCGCTAATATACCAGCTTGTTTTTGAATAATAGTAAGATTATGCTGCCATTCTGCTACTTGACGCATAGTTTTTGCATCAAAAACTTCAATAGCAGCAGGATCACCGCCAGTTCCAAGACTTGGATCAAGAGCAACTATATAGATATGATTTTTTTGTGGTTTTTCATACCAACGAACTTGACCTTGCCTTTCAATTGGGTCGACACCAGTTAAATCTACCAAAATACCAGGCGCAATTAAGGTTTCATCATAGATAACGAACTCACAATTGGAAACTAATATATCGTTTGCATAAAATCTATTATTTTTTTCAACATTGAATATATCATATACCGCAGCAGATGCCTCTTCGGTTATGGAAACTATACTTGTAATTTCATGATTATCTGTAATAATTTTATGATTGTTCATTAGAGTCTTTGCTTGAACCTTAACCAGTCCTTCTGTATAAAATTCATGTTCTGGGGTGCATTGTATAGATTGTCCATTGACAAATTTAATCAACAATAATGATTGTACTCCTTTTTCAAGAACGCCATCAAATTTACTCCATCCTAAATCTGTCCATATTTCAACATCTTTATTGTTTTTTACTAATTTTTCCACGAACAAATCCTTCTGGTTCTTGACCTAGTTTATACTGTTTGTTTATTTCACCATTATTAAACCATAGTAATCCTTTTTTATTAGATTTATTATTTGGATTTCTACCTTTCCAGAATCCTTTTGGACATTGAATATCATATGTTTCATTTTTGCCATCTGTAAACCAAGTTTTTCCAGTAGCATTTCCTATTTTTCCTTTTTTAGATTCACTAATTTTTTTATTGCGCTCTTCTTGTTTAGTAAAATCATAATATCCTTCACGACTTCTAATCAATTCTTGCGTTTTTCTCTCTTCTTCGGACCATACGGTGCCTTTTTTTCTACCACCAACTCCTGGTCGGCTAACACCTAAATTTGTAGCAGGTTTTCCATATCGTGGATTTTTTTCTCCAATCTTACTCAATGATATTATCTTTCGTTGTTCTTCTGTTGGTTTCCATCCAGAAGGGTTTCCCTTGTTGGAGTTTGATACTATTTCATAAATTCTTTCTTCATCTTTCATTATACCAGCGAGACTTAACCAAGCAACTCTATCTTGCCATCGCCCATATTGTTCAAATAAAATACGGTGTGCTTCTGCATGTTCTTCAATCGTTAAATGAACAAGATTACTTTCATTATCTGTTCCACCAACGTGTTTAGGTATAATATGGTGCCAATGTTTCATATAATTATTTATCTGTTTCGTCATAAATTACAAACTTAAATAATCTTGTAATTCAATTATAGACATTGTTTTTATTTCACCAGAAGCAAGTTTTATTTTAATATTTGTATCGCCTACCAAACAATTATGTTCACGGCGGAAGCGGTCAACGCCAACGCTGGCCATTTCTCGCTCTGCCCAATTATGATCACGTTCTGGATGACGATCCCATGTTGCAAGGAATGGACTAAATCCATTGCGCCCAAGAGGAGTTTCATTGCCGTGTGAATCAAATTTCTTATTAGCTTCTTTCCAAATATCAGCAAATTGATCTTCGTCATTATTTGGTGTTGATGTAATAATTGCTTTACCACCAGTTGATAGAGTAGGACTAATTGATGTCCAAAATTCTTTTGCAATAGTAGGACGAACGAATGCCAACTCGTCACAGTAAAGTAGTGAAATACTCATACCACGACCTGTTGTTTCAGTAGTAGTGGCACTTACGATGCGGCTATCATTATCAAATCCAATGCTGCCCTTATTATAATCTACGGCACCAGCGCGAATATGATCTGGGCAGTTTTCATAAGCATATCTGATACGTTGCATAATTTCTTGAGCACCAGTAAATTTATTACTTGCTACAAGGATTGTGCTATCTGGTATAAACATTGCATACCATAGCAGATAACCAGCCGCAATAGTTGTCTTACCCATCTGACGACCAAGCATATTGATACTGAAACGGTAATTATGGTAATTTTGCAGCAATTCTTCTTGATAATCAAATGGCACAAATTGCACTTTGCCACGGGTAGGATGCTGAATATAAAAGAAATTTCTAATAAAATACTCTGGTCCTGTAACAGGATCAGCACACATACTGAACTCGTACAGTTCTTGTTGTGTCATTTGCATGCGTTTATGCGGTTTTTTAACTAAATTGTTCTCTATCGGTTTTGCCATGCAAATATTTATTGACAAATTTGGCACATGTAGTATTATCAAATTGTCATAAAAGACAGGTAAATAATTTATATGTCTGATTGTTTAATTCTAAACGCTAATTATCAACCACTTTCTTGGCTACCGCTAAGCGTTATTCCATGGCAACAAAGCGTAAAGCTGCATTTCATGGACCGTATCAAGATTTTGGAATATTATGATGATTGGGAAGTTCGTAGTCCAAGTGTGACTATGAAGGTTCCTGCGTTGGCTATAACAAAAGATTATCACAGCTTTAGTAAAGGCATCCGTTTTAGTCGTCAAAATCTCTATATTCGTGATTTATTTCAATGTCAATACTGTGCAGAAACATTCGATTATCATGAATTGAATATTGACCATGTTATTCCGCTAAGCAAGGGTGGTAAAACAAATTGGGAAAATTGTGTGACAAGTTGTATTCCATGCAATAGTCGCAAAGGTAATCGTTTGCGCAAGCCAATTCGCGAACCATTTAAGCCTGATTATTGGACGCTGACTGCTCGTCGTAAGCAATACACATACGATCTTAAGCATCCAAGTTGGCGTGATTACATCAATTAGAACGACGAGTTGGCTTAAATTTAGCAACTGGACTTACGCGATTTACATCAGGATTTTCTTCTGTTTGTTTATATTTACTGATGCTTTTTGCTGCTTTGCCAGTTGCTTTGCTTGCAGCTAACATAGTTTCTATACCGCCATCACTATATGGCATAACGATCATTTTATCGCCAAGTGATGTTTGGTCGTCAAAAGCATCTGGTTGTGGGTCTGGTGCACGAGCCATCATAATACCATAACGATACATTTGATAATAGTTAAAACTTGCATCTGGAATAATGTAAGCACCTGCCATTGCGCGTTGTTCATAATCACTGTGTTCGCCTGCACGTGCTTGTACGTGTTCTGGTGCTATTTGTTCGGAGATAAACTCACGTGCTCTCATACTGGTTTTTCTCCTGTCAAATAAGGACGGCTGAACCATAATTGGAACCATTCCTGTGTGCCAGGTTGGATATTATGTTTCTTTTCAAGTGCACGTTTTTCTGTGCCAGTTAAGCTTAT